ACCCTCTCCTGCCTGCGCAGATACCGGCTACCACACCGGGGATCTGCCGCGACCGGGGCCCGAAGGCCCGGCGGCGGACAGGGGGGGGGGACGAAGACTGCCTTTCCCAGCTTCGTGTCAAATCTAGGCCAAGCAGCGACCTCGCACATCGTCCAGCCGGACGGCGATGCGAAGGTCTTTGCTCGGTTCAACTCGCCGCCACAAAGGGAGATGGCGTGTTCGTACTCGTCGAGCTCATAAGAGTCGAGGGCACGACCAACGGCATCATCCCCGTGATGGCGAGAATGGGTGAATGCACTGGTTGCCCAGGCATTCACCCAAGACAAAACCACGAAGCTGAGAGGTGTGCCCATCGGAGAACCCCTTCTCGCGAACCAAGTAGAGTCTTCCCAACTCCACAAGGTTCGCGGCTCCAGTCCGAGGCTCGACCGGGCCAAGGCAACATCCGCAGAGCGAATGCAGCCAGCCCGGGACAAGCCCTCGATGACCCCCCCCACTACGTCGTGAGACAGCCCGTCAGTGGCGGCCGAAAGATCGACACTGAAGAACTGAACACCACGGCGCCAAGTGAGTCCGCTTGGTTGCCCGGTAGGTCCGGAGGAAACCACCCAATGCCCAGGAGCGAGCATTGGGCAGGACCTCCGGATCCAGTCCCCCTCTACAAAGGTCAAGGCGTCTGGAACGCCGACAACCCTAACCTTCATAGACGGAGACGGCAGGCCCTCCATCCTCGACCGCGGCCCCTCCCCAGTAAGGGAGCGGTAGCGGCGGAGAGCGAGAAAGCCTGCGCACCGATAAGCCAAGCGGATGTCCGCAGTTGTTGGGCCGGTCTCAGGGGCCAGGACTACGGCGGCTTCGCGAAGAGCGAACCGGCCGATAGAGTCCTGTGCCCACACCTGAAGATCGGCCCTACGAAGTCTCTTCTCGACGATCCGGCTGATAGAAGGATCGCTAGAAGGGGCCTCGCAAGAACAACCAACTGCGTACAAGAAGCCATCGATCCCGCCCCGAGTGGCAGGCCACTCGAAGCAGGACGAACTGGAAGAAGGGAACGTACGAGGAGTACGGGCCCGACGGCCCGCTGCGGAACCCGCAACGAACCGTCGTACCATACTCACCGTACTCTCCGATGTGGGATACTCTTGCTTCGACACCTCAGCCGCCTTCCTACAGGCGTCACGGATAGCAGAAGCTTCCGGACGCGGGAGAGCCCGCGAGAAGCGGCTAAAGGCGAAGCCGTCAGTCGGTCTATTCGACGCAAGCCGCATAAGGGCGTCCACGACATCCTTTCGGATGGCGGGACGCACACATGCGGACGAGTGAAGAGAAGAACTCCTGACGCACTGTGCGAGGAGCTTCAGCTCCTTGGCAACAAAGTACCAGCCGCGGGCACGGCCGGTCTTTGCGACCCAGGAGTGAAGCCACCAAGCACAGCGAAGAGAATCCCAGCCAGCATGGACCAAACCAC